CTGATTTAATTGATAATTTTCTGTTGTTATAACCAGCTTTTTTTAATTCTTCTCTTAATACTTGTGCCATCTCTTTCGTTGTCATATCTTTTATTTTTAATTGTTATACTTTGTTTTATTTTGATGTTGCAAATATAGTAACTTTTTACAATATAAAGCAAATAAAAATTGTAATTTTTTGCAATATTTATGTAAGCGATTGATTTTCAATGTCAAAATTTTTTGTAATTCTTTACAATGTTTTTAATTATATATTGCATATATTTGTAAAAGTTTTTTATATAAAAATCATTATGAATTTAAGAATAAAAGAAACAGCAAAAAGAAAAGGTTTTTCGTTAGATGATACCGCAAAAAAAATAGGCATCACTTACACTTCTTTTTATAGAAGAATAAACAATCCTAAATTATCTACATTAGAAGAAATAGCATCAGCATTAAATTGCGAAATTGCAGAACTTCTTCCTGTGGGCGAGGGTTTTTACCACTCCTACGATGAAAACGGAAATTGGCAGGGAATCAGAAAAAAATAAAAAGACAGCGAGAAATTACAATATCCTCGCTGTTTTGCTATTTAGATTTCTTTAATTCTCGGTTAAGATACCAAATAGCTTTTTCCAAATCTTCCCTAAACTTTGCTGGGTCTTTCTTTCCTGCTCGGCTGATGTATTTCACGGCATTGCCTAAATTGAAATTCAAACCTTGGTCTTCAATGAAATCTATTACTTCAATCCTCCCAGCGTTGTAATGACTTGGGTGATTTACTTTTTCTTCAAATGCTGAATCGTTCATAATTTTACTTATTTAAATGTTCAAATCTTAATCCTCTTGCGTAGGATTGGAGGTTTATTTTTGAGTGTTGAGGGTTCGTAATGCTGTCAAAACTATCATCCTGCCACTGGAAGATGAGGTTTTTGGGCAGATTATTGTCTATATCGTAGACTATATCATGTATAGCGAACAGATAGTCTCCGAAGCACAAAAGTCCCATTAAATCATCTCCTACGGCATAGTCAAAGAATACCTCGTGTTTTTCCTCAAAGAGGTTGATATACTCTTTTAGGATTCCATCTAATTTATCTCTTAATCGCATAATCCTAACACTTTTATTTGTTCCTCTGTTAGTGGTTCGAAAAATTTGTAAAATGTTTTATCAGTTGTTCTAAAAGCATGTTCGTTTTCTTTAACATAAAGAGTTAATTTTGAAATTATTATATCGTTTTCAAAAGAATTCCTGAACATTCCCCATTTATAGAGACAATCTTCAAAAGGTAATTTATCTTCTTGGCAAAAACCTACTAATTGATAACTTCTTGTTGAAAGTGTTTTAAAATTACCACCTTTTACCACCCCGCCTATAGTATATTCTAATAATGGTAAACCTTTTTGCCTATGATAAAACTCAACTTTAATTGGATATTCATAGCAGTCTTCTTTTCTCTCTACAACTTTCCCCCAACCATAGGTAGTATCATATACCTCTTGATTTAATTTAAATTTCTGCATTTTCATAGCTCTAAAATTTTAATCTGTTCTTCTGTAAGTGGTTCGAAGTTATCATAATACATGTTTGTAATGTATGGACCAAACACCATCCTACCATACTCTTCAGTGTCTATTTCTACAAGTATATCTATAAGAACCTTATCGCCACTATTCCAAAACTTTCCCCACTTTCCTACATATTCCTCATAGTTCACAGGCTTTTCTTGGGTAAATCCTTGCAGAGTGTATTCTGTGAAAGATAATCTTTTTAAAGCCAAATTACTGCTACATCTACCGTCAAATCTGTAACGAAAACTTATATCTTCATATCTATCAAAATCTACTATAACAGGAGATTCAAATTCATTTTCAATTCTTACTACTGTTCCCCAACCAAATTCAATATCAAAAACTCTATCTTCTTTTTCAAATATTTGTTTTTTCATTTTCTATTTTTCTAATTTCTATTACTTCGCGTTTACCGTCCGCTTCAAAACGCTCTATTTGGTTATACAACTGTTTTTCATCCTCAACCTTAACATTCATTTCACGAACAAAGGAGAGTGTTCCTCTTGGGTCGGGAAAGTGTACGCTGTATTTATAGGTTATTTTGTATTTCATAATATTATTTTCTTTTTCTATTAAAGACCGCATACTCAACTATATCTGAGTCGCATGTTATATATCTATTACCTAACTTCCATACCGAGTAGTATTCAGAGTAACTCCTTCTATCCTCTTTTACTACATCTACTAAAACACCCGTTCTTCTGACTTCTTCACATTTGGATATTTCCTTAGAAGTACGCACATAGACTAAAATTACCACTAAAATTAATGTTCCTATAACCAAAGCCCAGCCTGAAAATTTCCTCATAACTAAATATTTTCTTTATAAATTTCAATTAACCTTTTTAATAATTCTATTTTTGCCTCTTCGTAAGTATTTCTGCTAAACATTGTAATTATATCAGCATTTGAATCTTCAATTTCACAAGAAAATAAAATTTCATCTTCTTTGAAATCTTTTACAAGGGTTATACTATGGAACAAACCTTTACCTCTAAACCAAGAAAAAATTTGTTCATAAGATGGAGCAGCAATATCTATTTTGTTACTCTTTAATTGTAGAATTTTATGAGCATTTATTCTCATTATTCTAAAATGACTTTTATTTTTAATATCTCTTGATTCTAACCCAAATCTAGGTGCTGGTTTATTATGCTCGTAATAAAACATACAAAATTCATCAAAACCTATTTCTCGCAATTCTAATGCTAATTCTGTAGGTACTAATTCTTTTTCAAGGTCTGTCATAATTATATTTTTAATATTTTTTATTATCAAATTCATCTAAATTTTCTTTTATATCCATTACTATTCTAATAAGCATTATTAAAAACCCTACTACTATGTATTACAGGTAAATAAATTGATATTTTTAGTAATTTTGATATTTTTATACTAAATGGATTATCTCTACTACTTATAAAGCTTGATATAGATGCCATACAAGTGAGAGTTAAAAGCAGCATTGCAAATAATGTAAGCAATGATATTATAAAAGCTGACATATCTAATTGTTTTAATTGTTATAATAATGGTTTTGCTCTTTCTATTAAGTCTCTAAAGTTTTCTAAAAACTTATCTCTAAGTTCTTCTGTTTTAAAGACTAATACCGTGTTACTCATGTAACAAGTACTTTTTACAATACTATTGCGAGAATAGAAAATATTAAATTTCACCTCCTCTTCATATTCCCAATCAGGTTTCCATCCTTCATTATATCTGTCTCTTAACTGACACAGTTGTGCAAGTGCTAAACATGCTTCTGCTTCTTCTTTTGTAGGAAATGTATTTTTATTATATTCTTGGGTGTTAAGCATTCCTGTTTCAATAATACGGCATTTAGCATCTATAAACCAGCCTTCTACAAAGAGCAAATCTTTCCAAGCTTTAGGAAGTTTTCTTTCCGCCTTTCTGAAAATTATATTTTCAAAAGTTGAATTTTCCCTGTCAATTTCGTAGCCCTCTGGCACCTGTATTTTCATTTCTTTTGTTTCCATAAAATCTTATTTAACTAATTCTGGGTTATCATGAATGTTTCCTACTACTTCATATTCATGATAGTGTAGGTATATAGGACTATAATCACCTCTATAATTTTCATTTAAAACAAAAGTCCCAGAACACCATTCTACAACATGGAAATAGTCTTCTAATTCACATTCTTCTTTTAAAATATCTCCCTCATAGATTTCTTTTCCATGTTTATCATGTAGTCCTGTAAATTGACCTACTGTTTCAGGAATTACCTCCATAAACCCACCTAAAAGCATTTCTTTGTTTCTTTTCATTTCTTCATCATCAGGAACAGAAGACATACACCATTCGGGCATAATGCACGGTATTCGGTTGTATATGTGGGCTAAATCTCCACAAATCCATTCTTTGGTTTCGGTTCTTTGACCTCTAAATTTTATTACTCTCATAATTGCTGCTTTAATGTTACTATTTAGTAAGTTACTTATTTGGAAGTCTTATTCTATCCATTCTATTTGATATTCAAAACAATCTGTTCCTTCGTGATAGTTGATTTGTTCAGTTAACCAATCCCACACCTCCTCAAACCCAATGTTTGGGTTGTCATTACTTAAAGTTTTTCCGTTGTTAAATAATTCCAATAATTGCTCTTTTATCGACTCTGTCACCTCTACATTTTCAAAATTCAAAGTGAAACTCATTTGTACCGATAAGTTTTTAATAGTTTCCATTTGTTTACTTCTTATATTTTAAATTTCTGATAAACTCCTCTAACAAATCAAACTGCTTCGCGTTGAGTTGAGGCATTATTTTCACGATGTTTTCCATTTTCTTCTCTAACATTTGTCTTTCTAAATCTCTTTCTTCGTTTGTTACTACAATGGAATACAAATCATTATTCAAGAAAATAACAGCCTCTCTAATATCCTCAATAAAAGGATACCCCTTTAATATATCCATTTCATCCAGTGCGTCTATCAGCTCTACTTGCAAGGCTACCGTGCAGTAGAACTGCTCCATAATGGATTTTACTTTTACATGCTCTTCAATGGTAAGACTTTCAATTCTTCTTGTTCTTACTTTCTTTTCGTATTTGGCTTCTTTTTTCAAGAGCTTTTTATGATATTCCGTAAGGTGTTGTCCTGCTATGTTCATTTGCTATTCTTTTATGGTTTAATGTGTTGTGTTCTTGTTTTGTTTTTATCTCTTTCTTGAATTGCTTGTAAGGGTCTTTCGCTTTGCAACCGCATAGGAACAGCACCAGCGCTATAAGTTTTATTACTTTCATATTGCTCTAATTTTTCGATTAGTTTTTCTAATTGGTCTTCCAGCATCTTAACATCTCTGTACCATGCTATAATCACGATGACTATGAAAAAAATCAGTATTGTTGTTATTACTATCATTTCTTGTATCTCTTTTTTCGTTTATAATTGCTTGTTATTTCCTTGAAAATCTCCTCGTTCCATTCGTAAGCCTTTACAGAACCTAAGATAAGCTCCTTTACACGGCTTCGGTATTCCATATCCAGCCTTAAAACATATGAGCCTGTTTTCTCCAAGAATTTCTCTCGCAAATCCTTTACTTTCAGGTATCCCTCTGGAACATGGATTTCATTCCCTTTTGGCGTGTGGATATTGTAATCTTTTGGTTTGTATGCTGACTTGTCTATCCGCTCCTTTTTAGCGATAATTATCTTCTTCTCTCGCTCCCAAGATGGCGAATATCCCATTGGGACAAACTTTACCTTTCGGTTTAGTTCTTTGGCTTTTTCAAGTGTTTTTTTAGCCTTTGTTAATTCCCCTATATTAGGTTTCACTATATCCGTATTCATCTTTATTTTGTTTGTTTTTATATCTTTTTCTCTGTTCTTTTCTCTGCTCCTCATAGACTTTTATAAGGGCGTTGATATCTTTGCTTTTAGCGACCTTTTCAATTACTTTCATTGGGTCTTTTTTGAGTTCTTCCAGTGTCATAATCTCATCTTTTTAGGTTTATCTGTTTCTTCATACCA